GTGACCAACAATTCGACCCTGCCCGTGCCGCTGCCGATCTTCCGCTGGGTGGTGCCGCAATATCCGGTGACAGGATCGGTGGTGCGGCTCTCGCTGCTGGCGGTCTCGCATTATCCTGTCGGCTATCAGCCGCTGGCGGGTGTGCGGTTCACGGTGACGGATACCGCCGGGGAGGTGCGCCGCTCGATCTGGGCGACGGCGCTGGCGACCGACAACAGCATGGGCGACGGGTTGCGCTGCTATACAGTGGAGGTGGACCTTTCGGTGGGGTCTCCGGCGCTGAACCCCGGCCTGCTGCGCTGCGATGCCGAGCTTTACCCCTGGGTGGGGGAGATGCGCTCGACGGATCCGGCGGGCACGCGGTCCATGTCCAGCCTGGCGGCGCAGGGCGCGGGAACAGCGGCGGAAGTGCCGCTGGTGGTCGGATATGACCCGGCAGGCGACCGTTATGGGCAGATGTGGGTGATCTGCGATCCGGTGAACGGCACCACCACTGCTGCTGCCTCGATGGTGCAGACCTCTCTGGCGGCGGCGCGCGGCGTGGCACCGGCAGACCGGCCGCGTGACCTGACAACGGCGGTTCAGGCCCTGCGAGCGGTGAACCGGGTGCTGCCGGCGGCCAATGGGCAGCCGGGATCGTCCACCCGGGCCGTGGACGGCGCGTTCATCGTGCTGCCGGCGGGTGTGACCACGATCGGGACGACAAGCGTAAGTTCGCCGGTAAATCTGAATGAGATTCCGGTGCGGGTGATTGGCGATCCGGACCTGGCAGACCCGCGCACTGACTGCATCGTGCGGTCCGGCAGCGCGAACCAGAACATCCGGGTCCCGCGCTTCCGCTTCGAGAATTGCACCTGCGAGGTGGGCGAGAGCAATTTCTTCTCGACCGCGACGACGCAGGTGCAGCTCGATGCGGTGACGGTGCGCGGCAAGCCGGGTTTTGCGACGACTGGCACCAGCGCCTTCATGTCGGCGCCGGCGCTGGGGCAGTGGCAACATTCGGCGGTGCGCTCGCGCTGGTGGCAGGCAGGAAGCAACATGGCGGGGGCCAGCACGCGCTTCGGGCTGGTGCGCGCGAGCGAACACAGCCGGCAGGCGCGTGGCTTTGCGCTGGTGAAGAACCGGCACATGGCGGACAGCGAGGACGGGACGTTTACCGACGAGATCCTGCCCTATCAGACCTATGTGCAGTCCGCTGATGCGGCTGGCAACCGCGACCATCTGTTTGCCTATAACAGCGTGTTGTTCTGCAAGACGCGGGCCTGGGATTGGACGGCCACGCCGGCGGCGGATGCCGGGACGCCGCTGCCCCAGCTCCAGCGCGCCGCGGTGCTGTGCAATCTGATCGTGCGGATTGCCGGCTCTGGCACTTCGACCTGGAGCCTTGGCGAGAACCGGCAGTGTCAGATTGATGATTGTCTGGTGGAAAGCAACACGGTTGTGGGGCAGCGGGTCAACGGGCCTTACAATGACCCGCCGATGACGACATTGGCGGACACGTACACGCTGTTTTCGACGGGCCGGAACTTCCGGCAGGCCAACAACAGCTTTGACCGCAACGCCTCCAAGCATGACCAGACCAGCGACAGCGCCACGGTTGCGCTGCGGGAGGCGGCCTATCCGCCGGGCGATCCGCTGCGCAACGGCTTCCGGACGCATCTGACCCAGATGTGGGCCATGCACTGGGGGGTCAACTTCGAAGCCAATTACGATGCGGCGCGCGGCTCTGACTCGACCGGGCAGCGGCGCGATTGGCCTGGCCTTCGCAGCTATCAGGCCTTTGTGGGGTCTCCGGAGCCGGCGGGATTTGTGAACGACCAGAGCCAATATGGCGGCGGCGCTGGCGGCGGTGATTATCGGCCTGCGGCGGGCAGCCCGCTTCTGGGGCGGGTGATCCGGGGCAACAGCGATGTCGACTGGGCGGGCGTGCCGCGCGCGGCGCTGGCGGCAAGTGGTGCGCTGGAGCCGGCCTGATGTGGACGCATAATTTCTTCATGATGATGCAGTCTGAAGCGCCGAGCGCAGCCGATCTGATGCCGATCACATTGCAAGATGCAAAGGCATTTCTTCGCGTGCAAGGCGCTCAGGACGACATGCTTATTTCCTCGCTTGTTGCAGCTTCGGCTGAATTGATTGAGCAATACTCAATGCTGAGATTTGGCCGGCGCGAAGTTGCATTTAGTTTTGATGAAATGCGCAATGAGTTTGCATTGCCGGTTTTGCCGTTTCACGGTTTGCTTAGCATTTCCTATTTGGACCAGGAAAACAACGTGCAGGAAGTGGACGTTTCGTCCTATTCATTTGTTTTGAGGAACGGCGTTCCGCATGTTTTTTCTGCAGATGTTCCGCGCGTTTCCGTGAAGCGTTCGCGCAATTCAGTGACGGTGCGAGTTGAGGCTGGTTTTGACAATTCGGAGGCCGTGCCGGAGCGCGTAAAGAATGCGGCGAGGCTTTTGGTGAGCAACGCTTATGACAACCGCAGCACGCCGGAAATCATGAGCGCAGCCGTCAAATCTCAGTTGGGCAATTATCGGTTGAGAGGAGTAGCTTAGGCTATCGGGTGATGATGCGAACCGACGCTGGCAAGTATGATCGTCTGATCCAGTTTGAGCGCCGGGTCGTTTCGCAAGATGGACTTGGCGCTGTCGAGGAATGGGTGTCGTTCGGGCCTCCAAGGTGGAGCCACGTGCGCGAGATGGGAGCGACAGAAGTTGCTGGCGCGGATCAAGTCGAGAATTCGCTCAAAGTGCGTTTCATTGTGCGGTTTGATGATTTCACGGCAGAAATTACGCCTGTCGACCGCATCTCTTATGGTGGGATGATTTACACGATCACGGCTAAGCGGGAGCTGCCGGATAGGCGACTTGCGGAGCTGGAATTCGTGGGCACGGCAAGGGCGGATCTGTGAGATACTCGGTGTCCATCGAGGGCCTCAAAGGGCTGGACGAGGCGCTCGCCGATCTGAGCAGGGCGGCAGGGCGTGGCGCTTTGCGGCGGGCGCTGGTTTCTGCTGCGGAGCCGGTGCGACAGGCGATGATCGCTTATGCGCCGGGGATTGCGGATGGCGGCTTGAAGTCGAGCATTCAGATTGGAAGCCGGCTTTCCACACGTCAGGCGCGGCAGCATCGTCGGGCAATTTCCGAAAGGGCAGGTGTAGAGATATTTGTGGGGCCATCTTACAACATTGGCAGGGGCGGTCGCAGCGCGCATCTGTTTGAGTTTGGCACCCGCCATCGTGTGCAAAAGTCTGGCCGCAGGACGGGTCGTTTGCGGCCGCAGCCGTTCATGCGGCCAGCGTGGGATGCAGAGCGCGGTAAGGCGCTTTCGATTGTAAAAACAGCACTTTGGCAGGAAGTCGGCAAAGCGACTGAGCGAGCGCAGGCCAAAGCGCGCCGCGCTGCTGCGCGCGCGGCTCTTGGGAGCTGACAATGGAGGAGGACTTTATCGCCTTGCTGCGAAGTTCGGCTTCGGTGTTGGCGCTGGTGCCGGCGGCTTCTATCTCGATGGGAGACGCGGCGCAGGGCACGGTTCGCCCTTCAATAGTCTGCCGCGTGATTAGCGATGCGGTTGATTACACACATTCCGGCCCTGATCGATTGCAATCAGGGAGGGTGCAAGTTGATTGCGTTGCGCTTTCTTATGCGGCTGCCAAAGCGATTTCGAGAGCTGTAATTTTGACGCTTGGCGGCTATCGAGGAGGTGCTTTTAGCGGTATATTTCACGAAAGCACAAGGGATAGTCGTGAAGGCGGTTCGAATGAGGCAGAGCGACCTTATCTTGTATCGCTTGATTTCATGACGCACTGGAGGAGCTGACAATGACGAATCAAGACATTGGTTACGGGCTGGTTTTCGCTGTTGAGGATGCGCCTGGTTCGGGCGTGTTTTTCAACCTTCAGCAAGTGTTCAATGTCACGCCACCGAGCGCGACGGTTGAGCAGATCGACGTGACACATTATCAAAGCCCTGGTAGAACGCGCGAGTTTAAGGGCGGGCTTTCTGATCCCGGCACGGCTTCGGCTGAGATGAATTACGAACAAAACAGCGCGACCGACTCGTTTATTCGTGCGTGGCGCGCCAGCGGTCTTAATCGGTCCTGCCGCATCACTTTTGCCAATGGCGCGTCTGTGCAGTTCAGTGGTTCCGTGGAAAGCTATATTCCGACATCGCCGCTGGATGACAAGATGACTGCGGCGCTGGCGATCAAGGTGTCTGGCATTCCGACTTACTCGCCTGCTGCGGCTCCGGCAAACGTCCTTCTGCCCGGCATCAGCGGCAATCCGCGCGTGGGCTTTGTGCTTACGGCGCTGGAGGGTGCTTGGAGTGGCGCGCCCGTGTTCACCTATCAGTGGCAGGCGGATGTGTCCGGCAATGGCGTTTTCTCCAACATCGTCGGCGCGACCGGAAAGACCTACACGCTGGCCGCTGGACAGCAGGGCCGTTCCGTTCGGGTGCAGGTGACCGGGACAAACACAACCGGCTCCGCGACTGTTAGCAGCTTCGGCACTGCGCTGGTGGCGGCGGCGTGATGACGGGCGATGCGATGGGCGGCCTTACGCTGAAGGCCAACGGCAAGTCTTACAGCCTGTATCTCGGTATGTCTGTAATGGCTCGCGTGCAGGAAAAGCACGGCGCGGCGTTCGATAAGCTGCTTTCCGGCGAGGGCGGAGATGTGCCCAATCTGTCCGTCATTCATGATCTTTTCATGGGCGCGCTCCAGAGATATCACGCGGCGGAGGCGGATGAATATTTGGTCGATGACCTGATCCGCCAGAACGCCAACGCGCTTGGGTCTTTGGTGGCAGCCGCATCACCGCCTGCGAGTGAATCCGTGAGTGCGGAGGGAAAGGGGTAACGCAATCCTCGGCGGTGCTGGACTTCGCGCAGATGTGCGAAGACTATATATCCGCCGGATTGCCTCCTGAGCGCTTTTGGACCATCACTCCAAGGCTGTATCTAACGGAGATGCGAGGCGCGGCGATGAGGATTCAGAATGAGCGCGGCCTTTTCTGGGACAATGCAGTAATGTCCCGAGACGGCACGCGCCTGCCTCGCCGCGATGAATATACCGGGCGATTTTCGACGCGTGCCAAATCTACCCCGAGTTGGGAAAGTCAGGCGTCGGCCTGGGCTGCTTATGCAGCGACGAAGGCGGTGCGCTGATGACTGGAGCGGTGATCGGCGCGCTTCGCGTCAATCTCGGACTGGACGCGGCGCAATTCACGGTTGGCACTCGAAAGGCGGCCAGAGAGGCTGACACTTTTTCGACCCAGCTTACGGCCAGCCTGAAGCGCGCGGCGGCGGGTTTTGCGGCAGTTGGCGCGGCGGCGGCTGCAATGGCTGCTGCTGTTGCCGTTCCGGTTAAACGGTCGATCGATCGGCTGGACGATCTGGCCAAGACTGCTCAGAAGACCGGCACGACGGTTGAAGATCTTTCGAAACTGCGATTTGCAGCCGGCTTGTCTGGTGTGACGGACGAAAGGCTGCAAGCTGGCCTTGTTCGGCTTAATGTGGCGCTCGCCCAGATCGGCCAGGACGGCGCGCCAAAGGCGTCGCGGGCACTGGAGAAGCTAGGTGTCACGGCGGGCACTGGCACGCTGGACGCGATGCGGCAGCTGGCGGCGCGCTTCGCCTCAATGCCCGACGGCGCGCTGAAGACGGCTGCGGCCATTGAGATATTTGGCAAGGCTGGGGCTGATCTGATTCCGCTGCTGAATAGCGGCGAGGCGGGCTTGGTCAAGATGGCGGCTGAGGCTGAGCGCCTTGGCATCGTTATTGACACCGGAACCGCCAAGTCTGCGGAGCTTTTCAATGATAATTTGAGGCGGCTGGGCACTTTGGCGCAGGGTGTTGTTTCGCAGTTCACGGCGGGTCTGCTGCCGACGCTTTCGGTTGTGACGAGTCAGCTGCTACAGGGCGCGAGCACGGGCAGCGCGTGGGCAGATTGGGGCCGACTGACTGGCAAGGCAATCCTTGTGGTGGCTGAAGCCGGCATGGTGGCCTATGAGGCGATCTCCGGCTTGACGCGGGGCATCGTGTCACTTTTCAGGGCTGGCGCGGCTTTGCAAAGGGGGGCCGGGCTTTCAGCGGCGGGTGGGATTATCTCGGGTGCCGATGCGGAGACATCGCGGCAGATCGAAGCCAGGCGGCGGCTGTTCGCGCAGCTGCGGAAAGACATTGAGACTTTCAAAATGCCGGCGGCTGCCGTTGGCATCGGTGCGATGGGTGACTTTGAAGGCGCGGACGGCGGCGCTGCTGGCCGGGCGCTAAGGGTTGCTGCGGATGCGGCGGCTGATTTCAGGCGACAGATCGATGCGATCCGAGATTCTTTGCCTCGCCTTTCTGCCAGCATCCGCGAGGGCGGTTCTCTGCTGGACGAGTGGCTATCCGGCACTGAGTCGCTGATCAATCTTTCGCAGCTTCCAGATCAGCTCCGCGAGCTGCAGGTGATCGTGCCCGACTTGCGATCGGCGATGGACAGCGCGTTTGCGACCGCCGTGCGGTTTTCGGAAGGGCTGGCCGCCAATCTTTCGCAGGCATTGGTCTTTGGTCAGTCTCTCGGGGACGCGCTCAAGTCCAGTATCCGGGCAGCTGCGGCGGAATTGATCACGTCTGGCCTGCTTAATCTTTTGCTTGGCCGGCCAAGTGCTGGCGGGCTGCGGTCTGGCGGTCTTTTGGGCGCCGTTTTTTCAGCTTTCATTCCCGGATTTGCCAATGGCACCCGATCGGCACCGGGCGGTCTGGCGATGGTTGGTGAGCGGGGGCGCGAGCTGGTGAATCTGCCGCGTGGCGCGCAGGTGATCCCGAACAGCCAAACGGAAGCGATGCTGAACCGCGCCCGGCAAGATCCTGTGGAGCTGGTAGTGCGAACCGAACCTAGCCCGTTGTTCGTCACAAGCGTCGTGCAGGGCAGCCGTGGCGCGGCGCGTGACGAACTGCGGCGGGCTACTCGCCCGCGCATGTTGCGCTCTCCGGGCGCGTGATGGTGGGAGGGTTTTAGCATGACCTTGACCGTCGTTGACCAATTCCCCGAGTGGAAAATCCGCGCTGGCAAATGGCGCCAGACGGGCGGCTTTATTTATCAACGGGCGACTTTTACCGGTCACACAAAGCAGCTTCGGCTTGGGCCTTCAGCGCGGTGGACTTGTGAGATTGACTTGGCCACCTTTGTCGGAGAGCTAGGTGACGGCGAAGAGGCAATGCGTGTGCAGCGGAACGTGTTGGGTTTTCTTCAGCGGCCTGGGCGGGCTTTCAGGCTGATCGCGGTGGATGAGGCGCAGACGGCGAATCCCGTGCCGGCGACGTGCCTGGTGAACGGCGCAGGCCAGCTGGGGTTTACCTTGGCTGTCGACGGTCTGCCGGCCAGCACGCCGATCCTGCGAGCAGGTCATTTAATAAGCGTGGCGTTGCCCGGCGGCGATGAGCAATTGCTCACACTTCAATCTTTGAATTTCGCCAGCAATGCGGCTGGACAGGTGACTTTTGAATTCGATATGCCGCTGCGCGCCGCGCCGGCGGACAATGCCGTCGTGCGCATCCGCTGGCCGGTGGCGGTGATGCGGGTGCGCGACCCGATGGGCTGGGATCTTTCGGCGGGCAACATCTACCAGATACCGCCGCTGACAGCTGAGGAGGCTTTCTGATGCCTCTGTTGGACGCTACGCTTTCTCTGGCCGCGCCGCCGCCGTTGGCGCTGCTGTTTTTTGCCGATTTTGCAGATCTCCCGTTGCGGGGCGCGTTTGCGCCGTGCCCTGTTCACGTGCCTGTTGGCATCACAGATGGCGACGGCGACTGTGAAGGATTCACTTTTCCCGTGGCTGATAGCCGGGTGCTTGATATCAGCCCGGTCACACAGGATCAGGGCGGCACTGACACGCTTAATTTTACTTTATCGGTTGATCAGTTCGACACTGATCTTTTGAGCGCGATTGAAGACCCGTCCTTGTATGTGGGGCGGCGAGTGCGGCTTTGGCACGCCGTGCTGGACCCGGACAATGCCACTGATGGCGGATTGAATGCTGTGCAGCTTCGGCGGCTGTATCGCGGATACATGACTCAACCTGCGCAGAGCGCAGATGAGGGGCGCTATGTTATCACGATGCAGGCTGAGAATTACCTTGCGCTTTTGGCAGGGCCGCAGGGCCGCACGGATATTGAGAGCGGGTTGTGGGATTCCGACGATCTGGCGGGTGCTGTGTTGAAGGGACGCGGCAGTCACAATATCCCAGCCATGCCCGGCGGCGGCTGGAATCCTTTTAGTCCGGACGGCAACGTGTGGTTTGAGCCATGATGCGGATACCGCACCGCCACCCGCAGTGGGAATCCAGGCTGATCAAAACCGTTGAGGCTTGGCGGGACAGGCCGTATCGCTTTGCGCCGGGCAGTGATTGCGTGGCGTTCGCCTTGGCAGTCGTCGAAGCTGTTTCGGGGGAGCGGCTGATAATTGAAACGGGCAAATACCGCACTGCAGCCGGGCAGATGCGGGCTTTGCGGCAGCTTGGCTGGGCCAGTCTTCCTGAAGCGGCGGATGCGCTGCTGGGCGATCGCATTGCGCCGCTTCAAGCGATGGTGGGCGACGTGGTGAGTGATGGCAGCGCGTTGGGTGTGATGACGCGGCAGGGGCCGGTGGCTTTTGGCGAAAACGGATTGACTGCACTTAATCGCCGCAGCGTCGTCGCGGCGTGGCCGGTGGGGCGCGTCGATGGGTAAGCTGCTTCGCCCTCTTGCAGTCGTCGCGGCGGTTGCGGTCAACGTTATTCCCGGCGTTGGGCAAGCTATCTCCGGCGGCATCATCGGTGCTCTCGGCGGGACTTTCGCGGCTGCTGGCATAGCGTCTGTGCTTACGCCGATCATTCTAGGAGGCGTCACGCTTGGCGGGCTGGCGGCCTTGGGAGGCGGGCGGGGGCGTGCGCCGGTGCTCAGCGCGTTTGATCCGAAAAGCATAAATCCTGATCCCAATGCCCCGCGCATGATTGTTTTCGGGCGCACTGTTTTTCCGGTGGTGTTGCGCCACGCCGAGCCATCCGGAAATAATCAGGAGTTCATTGATTATGTCTTTCGCCTCGCCAGTCACAAGAGCGATGCGATCGAGGAAGTGTGGATTGAGGATCGACTCGCGTGGACGAGTGCCGGCGGTGCGCAAGGCATTTATTCCGGGTATCTGACGATCGAGGTCATCTTGGAGGCCGGGCCAGCGGCGTTCCACACAGTCAATGGCGGCGCTACCTGGGGAAGCAACACCCGGCTTACCGGATGCACCACTATGAAGGTGCGGGTGAAGCGCAGCGATAACGGGAAGAACAGTCAAAGCCCGTTTGCAAGCGGCATTTCGGGGCGCTGGGCTGTTATAGGTCGCGGAATGCCGCTTTATGACCCCGCGCTGGATTCGACTGTGCCGGGCGGCAGTGGCAGCCAGCGGGCGCATGACAACAGCACATGGGCCTATACCGTCACTATCGCGCGCGGAAATAATCCGGCTTTGCAGCTTCTGGCCTATCTGCTCGGCTGGCGAATTAACGGTGTCGGCAGTGTCGGATGTGGATTGCCGGCAGATGTGATAGATCTTGTCAGCTTTGCGGAAGCTGCCGCGATCTGTGACGAGCCGATAGCGCTGGCGGCAGGTGGCACGCAGCGCCGGTTTGAAAGCGGGCGCGCCTTCAGTGATGACGACGACCCCCTGGCGGTGATCGGCGAGCTGCTCAAGGCTATGAACGGCGAGCTTGTGGACGATGGCGGCCTGCTGCAATTGCGCATCGGCATTAACGATTTGACGCCTGCTTTTACGCTAACTGATGGCGATTTCGTGAGCGGATACGACTGGCGACCGCAGCCCGATCAGTCGCAACAATTTACCGTAGTGCGTGGCAGCTACAGCGAACCGGCGTCCCCTACTCTTTTCAGTTCGGTGAATTATCCGCAGGTCACGATCCCGCGCACGAGCCTAGTTCCGCGCGCGATGCAGCTTGATTTAAGTTGTGTGCAGGACCAGCGGCGTGCGGAACGGATTGCGAAACAGGCTGGGCAGCGCAACCTTTATTCAGGCCAGTTTGAGGTGACACTTGGCCTTCGGGGATGGCTGCTGAAAAGAAATATGGTGGTTCAGATCAACAGCAGCGTGCGCGGTTGGACAGGTCGCCTTTTCCGGGTGCGCGAGTTGACCTTCAATGCAGACGGCACGGTTTCGACGACGCTGCAAGAGGAAAATCAAGCGATTTATGCATGGGATGCGGACGAAAGCGCCGTTGTAACCCCCGTGGCACCGCAGCCTTTCGACAGTCGAGCTGCGGCGAGCTGGCTTATGGGCGGCATCGAGCCGGCGGCCACTCGCAATGAAGACGCCGGAAATCTTTTGCCTCAGTCCGTATCGCTGGATGATGGACAGGGCTTTGGCGGCGGCGTGATTGACCGGCCAATTGGTGCATCTGGCAGGCCGGCGGAGCTGGTGCGGGCGCAGCTGATCGATGATGGCGCGGGCGTGCATTGGACTGGGCCGGCTGGCGTGCCCGTGTCGCCAGGAGACGTGATTTCCTACCGGCACTATGCGTTAACCGATTTCACCAACGCCGACAATTGCAGGGCTAACGTGAATTTCCTGGCGTCGGACGGCTCGATTGCCGCGACCATTGATCTGCCCACCACCGAGCTGACCGGCGCGGTAGCGCTTTCGACCTGGTTTCTGCGAGAGGCGCGCTTCACGGTGCCGGCGGATGTGGTTGCAATGCGGATCTATGTGATCCGTGCTGGCGGCAGCGGCGGAAGCTTTTTCATTGGTGAGCCATGGGCCAGCCGGGCTGAAATGGGCGCCGACGTCACGGCAGTCGCAGTCCCCAGTCTGGACACGCCGGCAGGCCAAACCTTTTTCGCCAATCACCTTGGCACGCTCAATCCCG